ATAAGATAGTGGCGTATTTGAAAAATCATACGCTGGTGACCGTGGAACAGCTAGTGGATGCGGTAGAAGCATCACCTGCGACGATACGACGCGATCTGATCAAGCTGGATGAGCAGGGCGTGATCAGCCGTAGCCACGGCGGTGTTGCCTTGCGGCGCTTTGAGCCTTTTCAGCCTACAACCAATGAAAAGCAGTTACGATCACCTGCGGAAAAGCGGGCGATTGCACGTTTTGCCGCCTCGATGGTGCAGGCAGGTGACGCGGTGGTACTGGACGCCGGCACCACCATGCTGGAGCTGGCAAAATGCCTGACCCATCTTCCGCTCAGGGTGATCACTGTCGATCTGCATATTGCTCTGTTTTTATCCGAGTTCCGCCAGATAGAAGTGACCATAGTGGGTGGCCGCATTGATGACAGTAGCCAGTCCTGCATCGGCGAGTTTGGTCGCAAGATGTTACGTAGCGTCTATCCCGATATTGCTTTTATGAGCTGTAACAGCTGGAGCGTGGAAAAGGGCGTGACGACTCCGACTGAAGAAAAGGCAGGGCTGAAACAGGAGATTATTGCCAACGCCCAGCGCAAGATCTTACTGGCCGACAGCAGCAAATATGGTGCCCACTCGCTGTTCAACGTTGCTCCGTTGAGTCGCTTCACTGACATTATTACTGATGTGAGTTTGCCTCTTCCCGTTCAGGCTGAGCTGAAAGCGCAATCCGTTGCCCTTACGTTGGTACAGCCTGAATTTTAAGGATACTGTAGCGCGGCGAAATGTTCCGGACTGAATAGCGAAATGTTCCGGACTGAATAGTAGGTGAATGAACCACGATTTCAGACAGTCCGGAATATTTTGCAACACGTTATCCCAAGTAAAGCCTTAACCAAGAAAAGCCGCTGTGCTACTCACCTGCTGAGCAATAACGTAATCTGCGGTTAGTGCAGAACCCGTTAAATCAAATATTAATGGCCGACCTACTTTCATTCCTCCCCAGGGACTATGCATCGTCGCAGGGTAACTCCCCAGCCTGGGTAGATTCGTAGGTTGAGGTACAACCCCATCCCATGCCGCATTTGTTGCTTGAGCTACCAGTACTTTATCAACGTAAATTGATGAAACCAGCTTGCCAGGCATTGATTCGCCATCAGAATAGATTGATACAACATGTATGCCACCATCAGTGAGTGTACTTAATGCTGCGGTTGCTGATAACGCGTTACTTCCCAATGCAGCACCTTGTACTGATGTCAGCGTACCTGACGTATTGACGATCCCCCATAAGCCAAAATTTATATTAACTGCTGCCGTATTGTTGAGGCGGCCAAAAAACATCGGGTATCGATTGGCAGGCAGTGTGCCATAGCCCGCTGCAGGTAATACAACAGCCACGCTTGCGAGTGCGCGTTTACATGTAGGAGGTAGTGAAAATTCAGCCGTAGGCAGCAAAACATAGGCGCTGGTATTCGGTGCTGTATCACTAAAAAACAACATCCCACCATTAATAGCGCGAGGTACAGGGCCGTTAGTCGCGGCTGTTCCCCCCTTAACCAAGTTAAGGAACGGAGTATAAGCTGGGGCGGGTGTAGTTCCGGCATAACAAAGTTCATTGCTAAAATCCAGCAATCCCAACGTTGCAGGACGTCGAATAGCCGGGTCATTCTCCACATAAAATGCGGTATCCCCCGCAGAGACAGGAGCCGACTCACCTTTGATAAAATGTGATATAGACATATTTTAACGCTCCAACCTATTGCGAAATTGAAAACCTAACTCAGCATAAATGTGGTAGCCCGCTGTATTGGGATGTCGATTATCGGCGCGTAAACTGGACGGTATAATGTCCCTATCAAAATCGATAACATCCTGTGAGCTAGAACTATCATATGAAGAAACCAGAGCTTCCCTTACATCTAATAAATTATCCCCACGAATATAAGAGGCTGGATACTTTTGAGACAAGTAAGCATTAAGCTCAAGAATTTTAGGGTATCTTATGCCGCCTTTGAACTCATTAGCGTAATTGCCATTTGTCAAACCAAAGATTAACGTTTTTCGGCGAGTTCTTTCGGCAAAATTAACCATCAAATCTATATTCTCTTTAACGGCGTTAATGTCATCATTATAGTCTGATGATGACTGAGCACCTTCTCTAAAGTCATTAATGCCTACGCAGAGCCACAACTCACGATCTGTATTATTTTGTAGAGTGTACTCCGGTATAAACAAGGAGCCAGGTAAACAACGACCGCCTGAGCCTTCAAGTGCTGTAAGGGTATAAACTTCAATCTTTGCACTGGAATTTGGCCCCGATGCAGTCCGTGTTACACGGCATTTAATACCACTAATAAAACCATCCAGTATATAGGTAGTATTGTTTGAATTTGTACTTAAAAAGCGAACATCCATAAATGGGTAAGGTGGAGAAGCTGTTGAGCTAACACCATTAATTTGAGTGATGCTGACTGACTGACCACTTATTGGGATTACATCACCTTCAACAGATAAATTGATAAGCTTTGCACCTAATCTCATCGCAACCTGGCCACTCTTTTGACCGCCAATACCGTAATTATTTGCAATAAAACCATTACCGATCATCGTTGCTAACTGTTGTATAAAAGGAGTGCCGCCTGTACCTGCTACATGGCTATCACCAAAAGCATCTGAGCCAAGTGTGATTGGTTCACTACCACGCTCTAATGCTTCAATCCTCGCCACGATATCACCGCCATGCCAAAAGAATGGCCTGCCATCAGCATCACTAAACGCCAGTAACCCTTCGTCATTTGGGCCAACGAACCCATTGAGAAAGCCTGAACGATTTTTACGAATAAAACGCTGGCTGATTTCCTCTACTTCAGCGGCCCCTACAAGCGCAGCCTTTTGAACTGCAACACCATTATCATTGAGATAAAAGATAAACGAAATAGGAGACTCCATGCCCTGGGGAACCCCAAAAAACTCACCTGATTTCGTTTTTGCTAATCCTTCAGCAACAGATGCTGCAATAAGCGCATTAAACAGCCCTTGATAAATTTCCAGTTGTTCTTTTAAATATGCCGTTCTATTTGCTAGCTGTTCCGCTTGGACATTTGCAGGGCCATCCGATTTATCCTCAGCGTTGTAACCTAAGACATCAGCCTCAGTGGTTAACCTATAAATTTCCGGCACCCACTCTGGTGTTTCATTAATTTTTGCCATCTTAAAATCCCCTGAATTTATGGCGGCCATTATATTTGGCCTTGCCATTATACGTTAGCGCCGACTGACGCTTAACTAACTGAACTCGACCAAAATAGCCAAACTCAGCAGATTTATTTTGTGCAAAGTCCGCCAGCATTTGTGCTGTAGTTTCCAGTTCAGCCAAACTATCACCAGTATTAATCAACTCAAAGGTTGCGAGCGGGTCTAAAACCAGTCTATAAAGTTCAACCAATACGGGAGTGTTGCCCTCCGCCATATTCACCCCCTGATAGCGGAGGGATAGCTCTACTGGTTGAGACGTAAATAGCGGCAGGCTTTGGTTTTGAAGGTGTTCATAACTAACCTGATAAACGGTATTAGCAGGTGTAGTAATAAATTCAATCATTCCCCACTGTAGATCAACTTTATAGTCAATGTTATTTTCCAGTCCAGCAATATCCACATTAAAAACGGTTGTATGGGGCAACGAGAAAACATCACCTTCAACGATATCTACTGGCAATTGATGTGTTGCATGGATTGAAAATGGTTCAACTACAGACGCAGAATTTAGCACCAGCTCGAGATTACTTACCAACAACTCATGCCAGGTTGATGTTACTTTCCCACCTACGGCTGTAATATAACGTTGTGTCGAGACTAATTGCCCCCCCACTGATGCCTTGGTATTTTTATCTTCAAACTCCAACTCTAGCGTCAGAGAGGATACATCACCTACCCAACGCCAGGACAAAGGCTGGCCCGCCGCATTGCGACGAGCCAGAAATACTTTCCCTTGTCCATAATAATAGTGACTCATGCGCTACCGCCTTCTGGCTCTGCCGGTGACAGCTCTGGCTCCGGTGGGATAGTAGGGACATAATGGCCAGCCGGTAACGTAACAACCCATTCATTCAGTGATTCGAGATCGCCTCTTACAGCATTAATTGTGACTGTATGTTTCACATTATCGGGGCTATCCGCTGTTGAATAAGGCAGTATCACCGCATCCTCTATGGTGGTCTCTGTCCATACAATTTGCTGGGTAGAGGCATTCATGAGAGTAATCACATAATCCACCCCCAACTCTGGGCCAATGCTGCTTTCGAGAAAATCAATTAACCGGTCAGCTTGCAATTGTCTGTCACGGTGTGACCAGGTTAAAATATAATCCGCTGCAGGTTCGGCAACGAGGGGATAGAGTTCGTCATTTAAACGAATGTTTCCGGGTAAATAAGGTCTTGCCTGGCGAGCTAAAAACGTTAAATGCTTGATAGGTGCCAGAGCAGGATTTAGCGTCTGTTGTGACGTTCGCGTAATTAACCTTACGTCTATGCTTTCCCCTGCAAGATATTCTCGGTTATCGCCCTCTATAGCGTTTTGGATAAACCTTACTCTCGCTCCGACTGCATGTTCGGCGGGCAATGTATCCCCACAGGCACGCCCTACAGTGAGCGTCCCGTTGACCAAGTTCACCCCGTCAATCCGCACTAATTCATTATCAATAATGGCTCCTGTACCGATGGTGGGAAGCGTCGTTAATGCTGCTTTAAAGACGTTATTAAAACGTCCTACCGCCTCGGTTAACATCACGGTTGGTGTCCAGTCACCATTACTTGTACCAAGCCAATGAACCCCATCAGAGCGGGTCTGTATTTGATAATTCATGGTGGTACTGGTGGGGGCTGTCGCCATCACGCCCAGGTAACCCGCTTCATCAGGAACCGCTGCCAATTCCATAGCAGTCAAGTTGGCCGCCAGGACAATGTAAGGCAGCTCGATCAGTTGGCTATCCGTGACAGGGCGGGCCGTTTTGTCTGGTGGCGTCCAGGCGCTACCCTGGTCACCGCTGCTGTAAGACGTGGCAGGCAAGCCGAACACATCCTGCACCGCTGTGACCTTCAGGCCGCCCGATTCCTGTTCCTCAATCTTCCCCACGCGTAGCACCATATTGGTAATGTTGCGGTCGGGGAGACTGATACGAAAGACGCTGGCAGGTGCCAGAACGCCACCGCGCCGGTCGAATTCGATCACCAGGCGAGTGAGTCCGGCGGCACTGGTCTCCAGGTCACGCTGGGCGACCCTGGCGGCTAATGCATGGGTGGGGATGGCTTTGTATTCCACGTTGCTGGATATCAACCCAACAGACTGGATCGCCCCCAGGTTTTGAGCGCGTACCTCCCCGTCACTATTGGTGACCGGGTCATGGAAGGTGACCACCATTTCATTGGGGGCTGCATCGGCGCTGGTGCTGTCATCATCCTGCACGCCAATAATGCCGTTGTCGTAAGTGAACACTGGCAAGGCGTCTGGGTCATAATCGTCGCGTAACAACTTGAGCGTTAACTTGCCCGTGCTCAGGTTTCCATATTGCGCCGCACCGATATGGTCAAGGATTTGCTGTATGAACGTGTCTAAGTCGTCCTGGCGGTTGTAGCGAAAGCACAAACCAAACCCCTCTGCATACAGCTGATCAGCCGCCGCTCGATAGCTGTCTATGTCCAGGTCTGCCAGTGTCAGTTGACGCCCCCAATCCTTGTCTATGGCACACTGAACAAGGATATGCGCAGGGTTCATGGCGTGGATCGCCCGCAGGTTGGCCACTTGCTCAGGCGTCAGTTTCGCTTCGTCGTCGAGCTGCCCCTCGGCGTTCTCCAGGAGTATGAGGGCTTTCTCTGGATACCATGGCGCGTTGTTGTTCCAGCCTTTGGTTGTACGGCGAACGCGATATGACCAGGGCTTAGGTGAGGCGCTGTAGCAACTGACCAGGCCGCTGAAAAACGTGGTGACCAGGCCGCGAAAGCCTGGCACCAGCCCAGTGAGCAACGTTAGCAACTTAGGTGTAGGTACTTGATCAGGGCCACCCATCATAATGTCCAAACTGCCTTGAATGCCGCCTTCGCCTCCGGTGTCCTCGCCGCCAAACAGGTCGGGCTTGTCGATAGTGATTGTTGTGTTGCCGGTCACTTCGCCAGGTGTCCCCGCAAAGACGGTTTTCTTGTCAGCGCTGATGGCCACAATCTCATTGACCGGGCCACGGCCTAACCCGGACTGAATATCCCAGAAGTACCGATACCCCACAGTTGTTTTAGATGATCCCCCTTTACCGCCCATCAGTGCCTCCGTTCTGCTTGGCTCGCGCCAGGCGCACTATTTGAATGGCCAGCGCATCGCCTGTCGCAGCGAGCACGTCAGCATCAATACCCCCGTCACGGATGAAGGCTTTGATATCCAGCCCATACCGGGCAAAGAAAGCGCGTAAACCCGGCGCACAACCGCCACCGGCGCGAATGTCTTCCATTGTGATCAACATAGAAGCCCCTTATTTCCTGATGGCTTCATAGCGGTAGTTACCGTAAGAAAGGATGAACCAGTCCTCTGTCCAACAGTCGCCAAAAAAGATGCACTGTGGCGTCCCCTCTGTGGGCTGGGGCATGTTCCAGTCATCCTCTGTTGCTGCCTCTGGCGTGCTGCTCTTTTGCCTCGGAGCCAATGCCGCATTCAGGATGTAAGAGGCGACGATCACGGCGACGTATTTTGCAATGACTAACCACATGGCATGACCTCAGAACAGTTTGATAATTTCAAACGGGGACTTACCCGGCATATGCGGCTGGCCCCCGTAGTTAAGGACGTTGTTAAACTTGTTATTACAGGTGGCAATAGTGCGATCACAGCCAGGGAAAAGCGTGATAGCCTGGCCGACGCTGAAACCCTGGGAGCCACCAAACAGGCCGATTTTGTAGCCCTCTTGCGCACGTAGGCCGCGCCGTTCTGTCACGCCATCAATCACCCACTCGACATAACCACCTGAAAACCAATCGGCAGGCAGTTCGCCTGGGTACGTGGCAGTGATGCTGGCCCCGTCCAACGCCGTCACCACCGCAGCCACGCCAACGCGTTGCGCGGAAACCGTGCAGTTGTGGTCATAGAGAGAGTAAGGGCAGGCGCGGCCCCACGTCAGCCGTAGGCCGGTGCGCGTAAAGGTACTGGCCAGGCTGGCGGTGACCAGGCGGGTACGGTCGAGCGCCTCACGTTTGACCTCGCGAACAGTGCCGACCCACACGGTGCGGAAGTCACCTTGAGTGTCCCCCACATGCCAGCGGTGAATACGGATGCGTACTGGACTGGACGGGGGAATGCCCCGGAACAACAGGGCCACCGGATTGGACGCAGGCAGGGTTACATCCATACTGTCACCGGCTCCGATACTTAACCCGCTGTCACTGATGGCCTGGTGCAGCCAAACCTGGCCACCGAGATCAATATTCTGGTCGGCGTTGGTGTAGCGGTAAAATTGGGTATCATCCCGCGAAAATTCGTACAGCGTGACCGGCTGGCCATCGGCTGTGGAGTATTCGAATTCATTCCAGCTCATCGCGTAGCCCTCTAAACGTGGTGGATATCTGAGCAAAGCCATCTGCATCCGTGGCATGTTCCCAGGTAATGTCATCGGTGTTTTGGCGGCATAAGGTCAGCAGCGAAACCTGGCTGATTGTGCTGGCGTCTGGCACCGAGCCGTCCAATGCCAGCAGCTCATAGTTTCCTTGCAGCGTTGCGGTGAGAATGCGGCGATACAGTCGGGTGCCATTCGTTAACTGCAGACGCAGATCACGACGTCCAGGCACAAGGCCAAACTCACTAAACCCCACCAAGGCGACAGCCAGCGTGTTACCACTGGCCCCAACCGGCACAAAGTCACGCGCCTGGCTCGATACCCAGATAGCCCGCTGTCGCCCCCGAAGCGCGTACAGCAGTCCCCGGAGGTTCGCCTGTGCCTGGCGGCCAATTTGAGACCAGACATGTTGTTGCATCACAAAAGCACGGCCCGCCGTGTCGGTGCGGTATGGGATGCCGGTTTCATTGTCCAGTTCCAGCAACAGGCGCTGATATTCGGCGGTCAGGTCGTCGATCCAGTCCGCATCCTGTTCCAGTACCGGATGGCCGCGATAGATAACGTTTCCTGCCTCAGGCGAGAACGGGTTATGCGCAGCCAGGCGAAAACGTACCTGGACACGGTTCAAGCTATCGCTGTGCCGGGTAATGGCCGGGGTATCTGTGAAAACGGCGGGACGCAGAGGGTAAACCAATGTGCCCTGGGGCCAGGCTGATAGTGGTGCGGTTACCGTTACGCTGTTACTGTTGATGGCCTGGATTTGCGCGGTGGCCATCGTGGCCATCATGCCAAAACCCACTTTAAGCAGCAGGTTGTCACCTGCCACAAAATCCCGACCTAACGTGGGGACGTTGACCTGGTAGCTCCCTGCTGCGATAGGCGAGGCTAACACGGCCACATCGGGAAATACCGGCAAATCCCATTCTGTCGCCCCAGCATGAAACAATTGAGTCTCCAAGGCGCGAGCGTCAGCCTCTGCTGCCTGGACGGTAAACTCGTACACCCGGCGCGGGGATAGACGGCGTGCAATACGTTGTTCGGCTCCGGTTGGGGAGATCAATACGTCTGTTTTCCATGACAGGGTTTCTGTCACTCCGTCAGTCCAATCCGGCTCCATCAGCCACGGTAAACGGGCCATTACTTCACCCCCAGCATCTGTTTGAGGGTGGCTGTATTCGATTTGACCCAGGTCATCATCACGCGGTTGCCAGGCGCACTTTTCACGGCTTTATCCAGCACGTCATTAGGATCGAGGACTAAATACTGCTGCAGCGTTGGCGCGGTAGCATTTCCTGCATCCCGCCCAGCATCACTTTGATTGACCGATTGGTTCACGTCTGGCGCACGGGTAAACCCTGGATCGGAGACCAAGCCACCGCTGGCGAACGTGCCCAACTTGCGCTGGTTCAGTGAGTGCATAAAGTCCGCACCGTAGTGATTCACTGCTGCCGTTTGCATGACAAACTCACCGTTAGAGAGACGGGCGGTGATGCTGTCTGACGTGCCGGTGCCTGGCCCAATAACCTGGCCACCGGTCGCCGCCGCCACACTGGCCGCAGCGCCGAGACCTGAACTCGCGCCCCCGGCTGCACTGGCGGACGCTATCGCCGAGGCCAACGTAGCCGCACCCGTAGTGAACGCCGCCGTCAAGGCGGTGGTGAGTGCTGTCACTCCCGTGGTAAAGGCGGTGGTAAACCCGGTGGTTAAGGCGGCACTGCCGGTTGTGATTGACGTCCCCATCGCTGTGGCCCCAGCGGTCGAGGCGGTGGTGATGGCCGTGGCATAGGTGGTCGCCCCTGTAGCATCTGCGGCGGTGGTGGTTGCCGTATTGACAGCAGTATTGGCCGCTGTACTGACAGCCGATCCTGTCGCACTGGTGGCCGCACTGGCTCCCATACCAAACAGCCCCTTGAGGCTATCGGTCACGCTGCCCAATCCCTCCATGGCCACCCCGGCCAAATTACGTGAGGCGACCTGTGCCATGGCATTGACCACGGACTTGGCCAGGTTCATCACCGCATCACTGAGGTTTAAAGTACCGTTAGCAATACCGTTAAGAGTGCTTTCCATACCGTCCTGCAGGCCATCTTTAAACGCGGCTGTCAGGTCATCGGTGGTGGATTTGAGGGTGATCAACTCGGTTTCGAGGCTGGCCAGCAGTTCGCGCATCTGCTCGCCCGCCTCTCCGGGCAGCGTGGCCATCTGGCGTAACTGCGGTAAGTACCCGGTGATTTTGTTGCCAACTTCCTGGTGCAGGGCAACCAACTGGCGACGGCCCTGCAGCTCGGAAATCAGCCCGGCCTGCACCTGCGCCTGGATACTGCTTTCTTTCTGGCTGCGGTAGGTCTGCAGGTCATCCAGGCTCTTTTTCAGCGCATCGGCTCTCACCTTGGCTTCCTGCACCGGCAACAACTTATCCAGCCAGGCCAATCCCTCTGTGTTGCCTGTTTTGGTAAACTCTTTGCGCATCTCTGCGATATTGGCGCGGACGTCTGCCAGGCCACCGCCCAGCACATCCCCGGTGGCCTTGAGGTATTGCGCCTGCAGTTGGGTATTTTTGATGGCGTTGGCGTCCGCTTTCTCTTTTTGTTCACCCGCTGCAATCACCGCCATCGCCGCTTCGGCACGGGCTTTAAGCGCACCCGTCAAGCCTTTTTCCGCCAATTCGTAGGCCGTGACCTGGGCCTTGGTTTTCCCTACGGCAAAGGCTTGTTTTTCCAACCCTTGCACATAGGTCTCACTGGCTTTGGCCGCTGACTTCGCCGCACTGGCCGCCGCCGTGGCCTGGCGCTTGTTCTCTTTTGCCTGATCGGTCTGTTTTTGCAGATTAATCAGTTTTTCTAGGCTTTCACGCAGTTTGTCGATATCTGCCGGAGCCTGGCCTGCTGCAAGGGCAGCGGCGATGGTTTTATCACGCAGTTGCTCCAATTGCTGTACAGCGGTATAGGTGGCATCGGCCAGTTCTTTCTCAAGCTTGGGTTTTAGCTTATCGGCTTCAGCGCTCAACGAGGCAAAAGACTGCTCACTCGCGGTAAGGCGGGGAACAATCTCATTTGCCCAATCGACTGGCCCGGCGTTCTGCAACTCAGTAAACACCTGGCGTAAGGTTTTACCGCTAGCTTGGGTTGCATCAAAGGCGCGGGTTAAACGATTATCCAACTCGTCAGAGAGTTTTCCCTGGGCATCCGTCAGGTTGTCGAATTTGGGCGTCAGTTCCTCAATCTGTTTTTGTACGGCTTCCAGACGTTTAGCAAACCTCATGATCCCCAGCCCGCTCTCGTTCGGGCTGCTCTCCAGGGCATCTAGTTGCATTTTCAGCGTTGCCGCCTGGCTCTGCAGATCGCTTAACTTTTTACTGTCCTCGGTAAGCACGTCCGTATTGGTGCGCTGCTGGGTGAGGGCATCGCCGGTGCTTACCGTGCCTTTAAGACGGCCCTGGGCATCAATCAGCGATTCTGTTTTCTGGCGTTGATCGTCCAGGGTCTGGATGGTCTGTTGATGCTGCTGCACCAGCGCAGCCTCATGCTCTTTGTTCGAAGCATAAGCGGCACTGAGACCGCCAACGGCCAGAGTAACCCCTGTAATGGCCAACCCCATTGGGCCACCTAATAGCCCCATCAACCCTGTGCCAAGGCGTCCGAACGTAGACGCTGACGCCCGCGCTACCCCCAACGCTTTTTCTGCTGCGGTCTGACGTACCAGGGAAGCCGTCAACGCATCCTCGGCTTTGGCTCTGGCCCCAGGCGTCGTGATGCCGGAGGTCTTAGCCCGCGCACTTTCGGCTTGCGCTGCTGCCACGGCGGCTTTAGCTTCCGCATATTCCGCCTCAGCTAACTGCAGGGTCTCTACCCGGTTGCTGCGTGTCGCCTGGGTTGCGCTCACCATTGCGGCTACCTTACGGCCCCCCATGACAACTGCGAGGGCAATTGCCGCTGTAGTCAGGGTGGAAAGGTTACCTGCCAGACCAGAGATAACGGCAGCAATGGCTTTTGATGCCCCCAGGGCATCATTGGTGCCGCCGACGAACTCCACCCAGGCGTTGGCCATCTCGGTAGATGCACGGGCAATGGTGAGGGGCATCTGGGCAAATTCCTGATCCACATCACTGGCCCCGTCTTTCAACGCCTTAAACACGACCTGTGTCGTTAACAGCCCCTTTTCTGCCATAGCGCGGAGTTCGCCACGCGTTTTACCCAGGGATTTTTCCAGCATTTCCATAATGCGCGGCATCTGTTCAGCGACAGAGTTAAACTCTTCACCGCGCAACGTGCCGGAGGCCAACCCCTGGCTTAACTGGATAATGGCATTACTGGATTCTTGCGCAGTGGCCCCGGAGACAACAGCGGCCTTGTTGATCACGCTGGTCACCTGCAGTAACTCGGTCTGGCTGGCGCTGCCTTTCAGTGATCGCGCCATGCGAGTATACAGTTCGGCAGTGGCAGAAATGGTTTGCCCGGTCGCACTGGCCAGGTTAATCACTGACTTGAATGATGTACCGGCTTGCTCGTTTGAGGTAGACACCAGGCGAATACGGGCTGCCAGGTTGGTGTACTCGTCCGCCGTGCTGGCCAGGTTCGATAATATCCCCCCACCCAGGGCCAGGCCGGTGACGGCCCCCGCCAGGGTTTTCAGGCGGGCCAATTGGCTGCCCACCGCATCAATATTGGACTCGGTCTTGTTCAACTTCTGGTTGGCACTGTCTGCAGAACGGCCAACCTGATCGAGACCGCCAGACGCTGCATGACCGGATTGGGCAAGCTTGGCACCGCTCTGGCTAGCCCCGCTCAACGCGTCCTCAAACTGTTTGAGTGAGTTTTGCGCATTCTTTAAGTCAGCCTGGATACGCAGGCGCAGTTCCAGATTGCCGTTGCCGCTTGCCATGGTAAATCACCGTCAGAATGTTGATAGAAACCCGCCAGACTGGCGGGTATATAAAGGAGGGATTAACGCAGCTTTAAAGCCTGTTTAAACTTGTCGATATAGCCCTTCAACGTTTTCCCTCCCGCAAAGCTGGTGTAACCGTCAAGGGTCTGGTTCATCCGGGCCGTGAGTTCTCGTTGCTGCGCCTGGTCATAGAACAACTTCAACTGGCGGGCGGTATAGTGCTTGAGGTCGCCGAACCGGTGCCCGTGGTCGATGAGACAACAGAAGATGTCTCCCCACTCGGCGGGCTTTGCAGTTGATGCACCAGCCTTGCCAGGGCGGGCCGAATGGCGTTCCGGGTAAAAAAATCGGCATTCACCCCCCACCAGGTCAGCAACAGGCTCTCGCCGTCCGCACCGGTCAAGTCGGCAACCCATTCAGGCGTTTGATTGCAGGCGATGGCTACCGCCTGCACGACCGCATCCCAACGCTCACCCAGGACGTCAAACAATTCCTCAATCGACACCTCGGCATCGGGATTGGCATTCATCGCCTCCGCCAAGCCCTCACTGATGGCCTTGAGTGGGCGGCGGTGCTGTAATTGCTCCGCCAGGGTGTACTCATGCACCGTGAGCTGGACGCCGTTCACTGGCAGCGTCCGCTCCGGCATCAGAATGTCCAGCTCATCCGCCATTAGGTAATGCTCCCGACATGAGTGATCCGGCCATAGCGCCCTAACTTGGCATCAGAAGGCCGCGCCGTATCCAGCAAGATGCCCGCCGTGGTCTCCAGTCCTGGCAATGAGGTGTCCGTATTGATGAGGTTTAGCGCAGACGCAGGATCAAAGACCACTTTGTACAGTTCGACAATCACCGGCGCACCGTTCTCCGCCATATTGATGCCTTCATAGCGCAATGCCAGCTCTACCGGACTCTGGGTAAACATACTGGTATCGATACTGCTGGCATGGCTATAACTGACAGTCGGTGACCCCGTTGGGGTGGTGATAAACTCAATGGCTCCAAAGACAGGATCGACAGTGAAATCCGTATCCGGGACTAATGCACCAATCTCGACGTCGGTGACGTTCTGATGCTCTAACGTGTATCGCTCCCCAGCTTTGATACCGGTTGGCAATGCCTCCCCGGTAACGGTTCCCGCTGGCGTCACAACCTGTTCGCCATACAACAAGATCGCCAAGTTTTCAGGTGAATGCTCGTACCAGGTTGCTGTTACCGTTGCCTCATTACCGGTGTTAATGCGTCGAACGGGGGCACGGAACGTGCTATAGCTCTCTTTGTGAGTAAAGCTTTCGGACGATAACGCAACGGCCAGATCGCTGACGTCACCCACCCAACGGCGAGCCAGGGGACGACCGTAAGCATCACGCAACGCCAGGTAGACTTTGCCCTGGCCGTAGTAATACGTCTCTGGTGTTGTAGACATTATTCCTGTTCCTCTGTCGGTGAGTCGGCGACTGCGCCGGTCTCGGGTTTTTTACGCGGAGTAGCCACTTTTTTTGCCCCGGCGTGTTTTATCAGCCAGTTGGCTGTGCCATCGTCCACCTCAATCACCGCACCGGGTTCCAGGCGCTTGCCCAGGTGACGATGCGGGCCGGGGATTTCTACACGTTGGGTCATCGATAACCTCCGATTGCCGCCGGTATTTGTACCTGGAAAACCAGGGGGTAATAGCCATAGCCATTTTCATACTGCGCTGGGAGCTGCTGGCCAGAGCGAGCCATCGGGCGGCAGACCTTCGCATCAGGTGGCCAACCAGCCAGAGTGTCGATCACCTGTTTGATTAATGGCCCCGCTGCGCTGTTAATGTCCTCGCCCAGGCCACGGCCATCCGCCAGATAGACGCAAATCACTACAGCCCAGAGCTGGGTCACAAATTGCGCGCGGGCCAATGCTCCTCCCGTAGCCGCAACGCTGTTGTTGATGACGTCGCCCTGGTAAATAACGTAAGCGGACGGGTTAGGTGCATATTCCTCATCCTGCATCTGCGCCAGGCCCGCCGCGCTGTTCACCTCGCTAAACTCTGGGATTTCAGCCCGGAGGCGCTCCATGATCAGCCGTTCACAAAACAGGTAATCAGTTACCACAGGCCATTCCTCCGAAACATGTTGCGCCCTGGCGTGAATATCACCGAGTCCTCGGGTTCCATCACTTTGCCCGCACCGTCCAGGCCCAGCGACAACTTGCCGGAGGCGATACCTTCCAACTGTTTCACGCGCTGCTTGTAGGCGTTCTGCACCGGCCCGTCATCCTTCGGGTTCTGGTAGAGGTAAAACCGCGAGATATCCACCGCGATACGCCGGATCACTTCTGGCAGTGAGGGGAGCGGCAATAACCCGCGCCCCTCGAGATACATGTTGATCTCAGCCTCTGCATCGCTGATCGCTCGGGTCACAACCTCCTCATTCACTTGCCCGTTACGCTGCCCACGGTCAGAGATACGGATGATTTCAGGCTCACCAAAGGCTTTAATCAGATCATCCAGCGTGCAGTAGTCCACGGTTTACCCCTTGAACGGCTTGATACGCAGGTACGGATCACTGGCCAGCGCCTCAATCTGTGCGTCAGTCAATGTGCTGAAATCAATTGGATCAGAAACCGATGAGGTGAAGCTCATCCCGGCACGAGTTCGTTTGCCTGCCGGAGACTTCACCACCTGCACGGTAAACCATGATCCAGGTTTATCCTGGTCAACGCCCCCGATGACCGACGTGGTGCCCTGCACCTGGTCAACGCCATCGGTCACCGGCGCGATGGTCTGTACCTGGTCAACGCCATCGGTCACCGGCGCGATGGTCTGTACCTGGTCAACGCCATCGGTCACCGGCGCGATGGTCTGCACCTGGTCAACGCCCTCGGTCACTGGCGTGATGGTCTGCACCTGGTCAACGCCATCGGTCACTGGCGCGATGGTCTGTACCTGGTCAACGCCATCGGTCACCGGCGCGATGGTCTGCACCTGGTCAACGCCATCGGTCACTGGCGCGATGGTCTGCACCTGGTCAACACCATCGGTCACCGGCGCAATGATCTTCGCTAGATCAACACCATCGACAACCACAACGGGTGCGGTGTTCTCGCTTTGATCAACGGCATCAGTCACTGTTTTTGGTTTTTTCATTACGTGCTCCAGTTGCGCCCGGAGGCGCAACGTTATTGGTCAGACTGAGTTACTGGTTTAGCCAAGGGGTATCGAGGATTTCCGCCAGCTTGTAGTTAGGGTTATCTTCACCCCCGTTGATCGTGGCCACCCCAACCACCTTGCGGGCAGCTTCCGCCAGCGATGGCGGTACAACCAGCAGGTTGCCGCGAATGTTGATAGGTCGCCCGCCGTCTGCCGTCATGTTACGCAGCAAGGTATAGGCTTCCTGGAAACTGGCCGCATTCAACGGCTTGGTAGACCGTACCGCCATCTGCCAGAAGCCAAAGCCCACGTTAGATCGCGCACGAATACCGTAGAGGTACTCATCATTCATAAAGACATGATCGCTGGTATCGTCGTTGGTTTTGGGTTTTAAATCTGGCTTGATACGCTCCTGAAAAATCAGTGGTTTCAAGGCGCGGGTGGTATCCAGCAAATACCAGGGGTATGGGCTGACCGGGTCGCCCGCTTCTGGGGTGAGAATGTTGCTGACCAGGGTGATAGCGCCCGTACCATCCACATTCTCGGCCACCGGATGTTCGGTATCGAAGAAATTCTGGCCGTCATAACAAATCTGGTTATGACCATCACTGAGCAGGGCAAAAATATGCTCATCAGGATAAACACCGGCAGCACGGCCCGCCTCGGTCATGATCGGGGCATAGACGCTGACGCTATCATCTTCGATAGCGGTACGGGCGACACCTACGGTGGCCTCATACAGTTTGTTACGGATAGCGTAACCATCCGTTTTCATGTCCTGAATAATACGTTTACCAACCCATTCACGAAGCTGCGGGAACTGCCCCAGCCAGGCGTAGATATTCGACGCCGTAGTGGATTTGATGACCGTCGCAATCTTCGTGTACTCGGACGGGGCATTCTGTAACCCATCCTGGAATGACTTGTTAAAGCTGACAAACAGTGATTTAACCAACTCAGGGGTAATAATGGCCATTACTTCACTTCCTTCTTAGCGGCGGCATACTCTGCCGGAGTTAAGCCCGTCAACGCAGCAGCTTGCAGCTCGACGGCTGTCAGCCCCTGTGTATCGCCAGTTGGCGGAGTGCCGCCCGTTTGTGATTGTGTCAATGCCGCAATGGGGGCCGCTGCGTCCAGGTAGGCCCGCAACGCCGCCATGTCCTTTTTGCCCATGTCTCGCGCCCATTGCTCCATAGTCGGCAGCAACTTGCCGGACGACAGCGCCGCTGTGACCAATGTGTCCAGGTCGCTGCCATCGACACGGGAGGTCAGTGCGGCCAGGCGCTGATTAAGGTCGGTAACGACCGCAATCGGGACAAACTGCGTCGGGTCTGGGGTGTTTTTGCTTGCTGCGGCTACTGCCGCCGTTTTCAGGGCGGTGATTTGATCGTCCTGGTTTTTCACCAGTGCGGCCTGGGTAGTGAACATTTCCAACAGCTTGCTCAGGCTGGCGCTGTTCGCATCACCTTCTTTTTCTTTCGGCATGGCACTGGCCGCCTGTTGCAGTGCCGCCAACACATCGGCTTCACTGGCATCGTCGGCAAGGCCCAGCATCTTACGCAGCAGCTTTAGCAGCTCTTCGTTCATTTTCTTCTCCGTGGGGTTTTGAGTTGATGCCTGCACGATGAGACGAGAGGCAGCCGCCAGGGCAACATGGTTCATGCCATCCAGTGCGGGGTTGTTGGTGAGTGCAGCGTTGAGTACCTGCAGCACCGCACCGGTTTTCTTGTCGTAGGCAAATACCGGGCTGATATAGCGGTATTCTCCAGCGGCGATCATCTTCTTGGCGCTTTCCGTCCATTCGACGTTCTGGGCAAACATGCCGGTTTCCGTCCAGACGGTATCCGACCCAAGCCACCACCCGGCAGCGGGGGCGGGTTGGCCGTTCTGCTCGGTCAACAAGGTCTGATGTTCGTAATCAATAACGATTTTGTTTTTGCGGGCAGATAGGTGCGCAATGACTTGCTGCGCCAACTCGGCATTTAACAGCCAGTGGGCACACTCAGACGGGCGACCATCGGTAGCGCGAAACTCACCTGCAGGAAACAGTTGGATGATGTTTCCAGTCGGGGTCAGCTCAAAGGCCAGGGCAGCAACAGCAATAGATCTTTTCATGCTGCCACTGTAGCGGGATGTCTAAAACAGATTCAGGCGATGACGTTCGTCACGGTAATGCGGAGGAGAAAAGCAGTCTTGGCATCATACGTCAACACATCCCGTTTTAAACCCCTTTTAAAAACCGTCAGGCGCTTTTAAGGATTTTTTTGTGAGCCGTTGCATCACTCTTGGTTAACGGCCCGCAAAAGCGGCGTGAGGCGCTTCTAGCGGGTATTCATAAATGCGTTATTCAGGATGGCCATGACTGCTTCAAACGCAGGTGGGATCAACTGACCGGTTGAGGTCATAGGCAGGAAGGGACGCGGCTTGATCACGATGCTGTAATTGACCGCTCGGGCCACGGCCTGCTTGTGCGAACGCTTGGCAAAGATTGCCAGATTGCTATGGTCGCTATTCTTGAGCAGGTTTCCTTTGCGGTCAGTACGCAGCCTGACGTGGCCCGTGCGCTTAATGGTGCCGCCCAGGTGCTGAATGGGAGCATAGACCATGTTAGTTCCGATCTGCGCGTAATCATCACCGGCAGCCGTTTGTATCGAGCTGGCCAACTGTCCTGTGACCTGCAGAATTTTACCCGGCCAATGGCCTTGCTTTGTCCTGGCCCGGATAGTGCTGGGCCGTAAGGCTGGCCAGGAACTGGCGGGAAACCCCTGTTGCTCAAACATCTGCATACTGTGGAAATGCAGGGTTTCAGCAATCTGCAGCATCAAGGGGCGCGGTTTATCCATCACGCCAACGAGCTGCTGCAGGCGTTTGTTGATAGCGCTGTCATCCAGCGTGACTTTGATTGTGGCCATTAGCGTAAATCCCTCAGTGTTTCACCGCGTTGTAAGGCGATGGCCAGGGTAGTGTCATCGATGGCCATAAAAGACAGTACCGTCATCGACTGATCGAGTGCGGCCTGGAACCATTGCCCTGCAACCTGCGAATAGCACAACAGCGTGGTATTGACTTTAACCACCACGGTAGCTGACTCAATGGTGGCCTGTACCTGTGGCCAGTCCGTTCTGGCGGGTAAGGTGCCCGCGCTGGCCTGCTGCGCCAGGCGATGCTCAGCCAACCAGGCTGTGCGGAATTTTACGCCCAGCGCGGCCATATCCTCCGGGGCCAGAACGGCAGCGGCCAGCATTTCGCCGCTACGCTCTGGCTGACTGGCGGTTTTCAGCATCTGGGTTAACTCCGGCCCGGACAGTCCGGCAGCAACATAAGGCCGCGCCAGCTCAACGTCATAACGATCCAGATTGGCTTTCCAGACCTGGCGACCCGGATTGATATCAAAGCCCACATCCGGGAAGAACGTCACCTCTTTACCATCGGGAGCCGTGAAGCGCACACCGCTGACCGGGGTCATGATGGCGTTGCCGTTCTCATCCTCGCCGGTGACCGCATCCTGGGTCACTACGGCATCCGTGCGGGAGATAACCAGCCCCAGCGCTTTCACTTCGGCTTCGGTCAACGCCTCCACGCGGCATCGGCAGTTAAACCCGTTCGGTGGAAAGATAAACTGCCAAATCGGATCGCTGTAATGGAAAACCCGATTATGCAGCTTGGCATGGCTGGGCCGGGTGCGGGCATCCAGCACCGCCACATAGCGCCAGTACGGACGGGCCTGGACGTTGGCCAGCATCGATTCATAGCGTCCAGCCATAAAAGCGCTCTGGGTGGTGGTGCGGTAGATTGTCGCCAGGCGGGCCGGATTCCCTAACTGTTTGCGGGTGATTTCGCCGGTGTCGAGGTCAATGTTTTCCTCGGTGCCCCACCATCCCTTTTTGCGCAGAGTGGGGGTCATGTTGTCGATAAACCAACGGGGTGTCTGGCCGTTCGCCAGCCCTTCACGCATCCCGTTGACCAGGTCTTGGGCAATATCAAGCCGGGCAAGATTGGCAAAGCCGAACGCGTGCGCGTGGTCAGCGGCGCTCATGTTCTTGGCATCGAGCCGGATGCGCAACCCCTTGTTATCGAGGTAACGCAGTGCGCCCTCCGGGGTCATCGAGAACAGTGCTGTGATCTGCGCCTGGGACAAGGGCATTAACGGCGCTCCCGCTGTGCCGAGTACAACCCGACCAGACGCGCAATCGCCAGCGTATCCCCCAGGGAGCTGCGCAACGCGGTAGCGTCCATCTGCGGGAAGGCTTCGGCCAACACACCCAACAATTGTGTCTCATCATTCGCCTGGGCAGCGGCTGACAAGGCAGGCACCAACATGGCAATGAGCTGATCGGCGGTCTGCCCCTCCTGCAAAAGAGCCGTTAGCGCGGCGTCTATCCCGTCCTGGGTCGGATCATTGGCCTGGCGAGTCAGTGCGGCCACCAACGCAGCAACCGGTGATTGCCGGGTGGCTGCAGTAGGCTCAAGCCGCAGATTGAAGGTCTGCCCGCTTGCCTGAGCTTGGGCGGGCGTCGGTTTGTTGAAGATCAAGCGCGGGGTGCGACGTGGATCGGCGTTTGCGTTACGGTTCAGCACCAGCAAAGGCCAGAACAGGTCACTGCGTATCGTGGCGGCTAACTGCCTGCCATCGGAGATCAACAAATCCTCGCGCACTTCGTTGTGGATCACGCCCAGGGCGTTAGTGGAGGTCTTGCCGTCCGCCTGGGTGGTCAATGTGCCCCCCAGGATAGCTTTGGACATGGATTTTTCCGCCCATTCTGCCAGGGACATAAACGGATCATGCGATCCGTTCGCGGCCTGGTGCAGGGTGATTTCCATTTCCTTGGGAATAATGCCCCCCGCATAGCGGCCTAGCTCGGTCACGGCCCGCATCAGCTCGTTTTTCTCTGGCTTGCCGATCCCTTCCGGGTATTTCCCGATACGCAAGGGAATGCCGTAGATCTCCAACAGTTCTGCCAGGGACTGCACCCCGAAATTACGGAAGATGTAAGGCCACGACAAGGTGCGTAGCAGACCCGCACGGGCCACATACCCGCTGCGGGATTTATGCCGGTGGCAAATCCAGCCGAACGGCTGCAGGGGCGCACCGAGACCGTCATCGGTACGCAGCACAATCTTGTTCTGGTCATTTTTATCCAGCGTAAACCAGGACTGAGGCCGAAACTCAAACTTGGCTGGATACCACTCACGGCCCATCAGTTTCCACTGGATTTCAATATTCGAAAAGCCCTGACCAATCGCGTCCAGGCAATCAATAATGAAGTCCTCCCAGCCGTCCAGCTCGGTGATGAACTCCGCCAGCCAGGCGGCGTCTGCCTGCTCGGCAGGCGTGGCGTTCGGGGGTGGGACAACCTGGTGCCCAATGGTCAGCAAGGCCCGTTTGCGCTTCTGCATTTCGGCGAACAGGTGAGAGTCCCGTTCTTCCATGTCCGTGAACAGGTCAGCCTGGGCGCTCATGTTGCCAGTCTCGGCCTCGTTGAGAATGCGCTCAAGCCGCTGCGGGGTCAGCCGCTGGCTGGGGTGCTCGGCAAACGTGTTATACAAAGAGCTGATTTGTGAGGTCTGCGGCTCGCGCAGAATACTGCGCTCAATCGGCACCCCATTGATATCGACTATACGGCCCATCATTACCACCTTAATCCAAAGCCGCTGCTATCCTCGGCGTTATCATCGTCAAAATCGTCCTCATACTCTCCGCGCCTGACACGTTCACCCGGTCGCGGCATCGGCTCCCAGGCAAAGCGGCCACCGCCACGCGATACCGCAATCATCCAGAGAATGTGTAATGCTGACAGGCCATCATAGTGATGACCGGTCTGAGGTTCTGGCCAGGTGTCCAACTCGGAAAGCAACAGTATTAAGGCCGGATGAAAGAGAATGCTGGGGTTGAGCTGGTCATTGATGAACGGCTCCATTGAGTCAACACGCACCTCAAGCGGCACGCTGGCCGTCACCCCCACCAAAGGCAATGCCACTCCTTTACGCAACCCCGCTTTCACAAAGGTTGAGCGGGAATGTTCATACGCGTTATTGTTTTCAAAGCCGATTGCCTGACAATTAAACTGCCGTTGAACGGCGATTAAATCCGCTTCCAGCTTGGAAATCAGGCGGCGCTTGATTTCGGCGTATATCACATGCAAGCGGCTGCGTTCTCTGTCCCAACCACCGACCAGGATAGCCGAGGGGTCAGAGGTTTCCCCTCTGCCCATGGACGGGTCACACGCGCCGAAATTCAACCAGTCACGGGAGCGTTGCTGCCAGAACTGGATATTGATGAAGGTGCGATCCTCATCCGTTCTGGGGTCACCCTGCATTTCCGTGGCAAAGGCTTTGCCGTTCTTCGCCCGTTGGCGCATCAGCCAATAGAGCGGACGAACGACAGGCCAGGAGGTCACCGCCCCTTCATCCATCATGGCGCGGTTGGCCAGATAAAACTGGTAAGACGGTAAAAAGAGCTGATCCAAGTCTAACTTTTGCTCTGCGGCGGCTTCTTCGGCCCGCTTGTCGTCATTCAGCATCAGTTCCTGGCACTGCTCCCACAAGTCCATATGAGTGGGCAAGGTCACAATGGCGCGGAAGTGATGCACCACATGGCCAATGGTGCGTTTGGCGCGGCTGATAGGGTCATCTTTGTTTAATACCGTGCCTACGCCCAGGTATTTCACCGAACCATCAGGCGGGCCAAGGTATTCGATAGCCTTGGAGACCCAATCCCAGCGGTTTTGTCGCTCTGTTGGGGATTTGGCTTCGGCGTCAGTGATCAGGTCATCGCCCAGCAGCAATTTGGGGCGACTTGCCCCGTGAAACGTGCCTCGAATCGCCTGCTCTGCACCAAAGGATTCCACTTTTACGCCGGTGCGGGTGGTGAATTCGCCGATTTTCCATTGCCCCGTTCTGCCGCAGGCTTCGGGGAAATCTAACGCCAGGGCTGCATTCACCGTCAGCTCGGTTTTGACCACTTCCAGCAGCTTGGTAGGCAGTTTGGTTTCTGCGCCCAGCAAGATGATGTAATCAATAAACGCGGGGAGTGGCTCATGGGTTAGCCCGAGTTCGGCGCGGACGTCGGCGCGTTGATGCAGCCCCTGAACGGCACACCATACCGGGCCAATTTTGGTCAACAGCGAGGATTTCGCCTCCCCGCGTGGCGCTATCCACCACTCAGCCGCGCCGCCAGGGCGCTGCAGGAGCTGCGGAAAGCGCTGGCAGAAGTGCGCGTGAAACAGCGACTGCTCACCTCGGATATGGTGCGGGAAATAGGTATAGGCAAAAAAGGTAAAATCACCGCCCAGCACGCGGCAGCGACGTTCTCTGACGGCCTCCGGCGATGGATCAAGACCGGTGCCGTGCGCCTGGATATCTTTGCGCAGTGCGCGTTTGAGTTCCGCTAGCTCTTTGAGGAATTCGCGCCCGGTAAACTTGGTCATATCAACATGCACTCGCTAGAGGGGAGAAAAGTTTGCCGGTTTTTACCCATGTCCGGCGCATGGTTTTGTGATAGCTTATTTTCTGTCCGGCAAACCGTCGCAGGGGAAACGGACAGAAAAACCCACCCACACAAAGGAGATGCCACCATGTCTGGTGACAACGAAAATGATTACGGTATTGCTGACGGCAAGCAACGAATGCCAGAAGATGCCGTTCCACTACATGCCATTCATCGGCCCTACAATCCTGGAAAGGAGGAGGAGCCAGACGACGGCAAACAGGAGTAAGTAAGTCATGTCCAAGCCATCCGATACACTGAAGTTGACCGCCCATTACAGCTATTACCTGGAAGTGATGACCGGTACGTTGAACCAGAGAATTGATCGCTTTCTTTGCTTTTGTCAGTTCCTGCTGGGGGCGTCCGTTTTTGCTGATAGTGCCTACGGATGGCTTATCGGCTTTCTGATCGCCGCTATTTCGGCGGCTCAACTGGCGTATAAGCCAGGTGCGGCGGCAGGCCATGCCAAGCTGCAGGCCCACCGTTACAAAATGCTGTGTGACACCCTGGATAAACTCGATCACGATGAGGCCCAGGCTCAACTGCACAAAATTGAAGAGAACGACAGCCAGATTAATACGCTGTTGTGCAACCCGGCACGTCTGCGGGCCTGCATCGCGTTGGGATTCAAGAAAGATGCCACGCTCACGAGCCGGGAAAAGCTCGCGGCTTGCCTGGGGGGCGGTATTCCTGAGTGATTGAGCTGTCATGCTGCGTCTTCCATCGATGATGTGTTACCAGGTAGCCAACGTTTGGCTACCTGCCTTGCTCTACCAAGATGTTATTTCCGACCCAGGATTGCCCTGATTTCAGCTTTGTTAGCCTTGATCCATTCCTGCATGACTTCTACCCCGTTGCTGCTTACGGAAAGAGAAATCGGCGGGGGATAAGCCATTTCGAAAGACGGGGGATAATTGACCTCGGCCACAATCCGGTTAAGCGTATCAGTGGCGGTCTCATCCCCTTGCGGGATAGCCAGATGTTCCGACCCCTGCAGCGTGGTGACGATAACGGCCTGCGCCACACCATCATGATCCATGCGCACCCTGGCAATCTGCGAGGCGGCAATGTAGTAATCGATATCAATACAAATTAACTTACCCATAAATCCTCTCTATCTCATGCCCAAACGGCTCTAGAATGTCCGCAAACGCCTGCATATGTTGCGGATAGTGCTCTTTGATGAATGCGGCAAACTGCTGCATAACCTCCAGGGCGGTGGCTAACTGGCTGGTCTCCGGAAGTACCTTTTTACTGGCGCTGATCGCCTTGTTGTAGGCATCCGACAAGCTCCCCAGCAGTTTCACCCGTTCCTCGGGGGGCAATTCGACCTTGCCGTAGGCCAGGGCGTCCATCGTGCTCTGAAACTGTGTAACCAACCCGGCCAGCATGGCGCGGGAAAGTTCTTCCAGGCCGCCGCCTGCCATTAGCCTGGCCGCTTTTACCTTTTCCCAATCATCCCCGGCCCCCTTGGCTTCGTTCTTCCAGCGCTGGGCGGTGCCGTAGGAAATACCAAGCTGTGCCGAGGCCACCTCAAGCGAGAGACCATCGAACACATAGGCCCGGCGTAACCGGTCACGAACCTCCGGCCCGTATGCCATCAGCCCAGCCCCAGACGTGCTTTGATGAGGTAAATGCCTGTTGCTACCAGGCCACCAGATACCGTGCCCGCTACCGCACCGGAGATCGCCCCATTACGGGTGGCAATTTCCTTGACCTGGTCAATGTTGGACTCAATGCGCACCAGGCGCTGATTGATTTCTGCCAGCATGACCAGTTCCGGCGATTCGCGGCGGTGATGTGTTCTGCGCCTTGTCATTCAGGACTCCTTCTTGTCTGCTTTGCGGTCGAGCTTGCCATCGATCCGCTCAATGCTGCGCTTGAGATCACGCAGCAACTCCATCACCTGGTCGGTGTCACGCTGAGCATCCTCACGCCGCTGGTATTCCTGGCGTACATCTTCCAGCCTCTTGCGCTGTTCTTTGATTTCCGACTGCAGATGCCGCAACCACATCCCACCCAGGGCAGCGACCAGCCCCAGGCTAATCTGAAACGCTAACTCAAGTGTCATGATGCTGACGGTATCCATGTTGGTTACGGCCTCTCGGCGTTCCACTTGTTGAGGCCGATTAGCTGCTTTTCTAGTTGCTGGCACCATTGGCCGTAGTCGGCAGCGTGGGCGAGAAGATCCCCAGGTGGTAACCCTTCTCCGGGGCCGGAGGCCGTGCCGGAATGTGCAACAGCGTTGCCGGTGGTGCTGGGCAAGGTGTCTCGATCACCTGGGTCTGGGGGGTAGCCAAGGCCGGAACGGTAGAGCCGCAGGCTGTCAGGGCCAAGGCCGCAAGTAGTGGCCCCATCATTTTTAAGTGCATGTGAAATCCCTTTTTTAAGCTGTTTATTGGCATTGGAAAGTTGCTCTTGTGTGGTTAGCAGGTCACGCTCCAACTTATCTGCGCGGGCCTGTTCCTGCTGTTGCCTGGCCACTATCCCGGCCAACGCTACGGACTGGCGTTCTGCCGTCTCGCGCTTCTCGGACTCATACTGCAGCAAGCTCTTGCCTTGGGCTTCGATAGTGGTATTGGCAGATGCCAGCTTGTCCTGGTGCTCTGCCAGGCCGTTGCTGAAACCCAACTTGTAGGCCAGCCCGGCGGCGATAATCAGCAACAGGCAAGAGAGCCAGTTGGCTTTAACCAGGCTCAACAGCGCTTTTAGGGTCATTAGGTGCCTCCCGGTCTCGTTTGATTGATGACCATTTTGATGCCTGGCTCTGGGTAACCCAGGCTGCCAGGTAGCCGATAAACAGCCACTCGGTGAGCTGGCTGGTCAGGGTGTACCAAACCAACGCCAGCGTGGTGGCCACAAAAGCACCCACAACCAGCGTGTCAGACGTAGACAGGCGACCCGAGGCCGGGTTGGTGATCAACTCGGCCAGGCGTGGAATTAGCCGCGCCATACGTGACCTTCTGGTGGAACACCATCAGCATCCAGCCAATCCGCCACAGTGAAGCCTGGGCAGGTCTTGATCCATTCGTTGGGCTGAATGATGCCGTCACCGTTCAGGTCGGGCGAAAGATCGCGATGACCACAGATTTTTGCATCGGGATAAGCGGCACGCAGGGAACCGACGAGCACGGTCAGCTTTTCCCACTGCACGGGGGTGAAAGCATCCGTACCGACCATACAAATCCCAATGGAGCCGGTATTGTGGCCAGCGACGTGCGCACCGACTTCACCGATGGCCCGCCCGGTTTCAACCGTGCCGTCGGTGTCGATCACATAGTGATAACCGATGTGTTTTAAATGCCGGTTCTGCTGGGCCAGAGCCACAGCAGTGCGCTGAAAACCACGGTCACGGTGCCAACGGTCAATAACCTGGGCGGCAGACTCGCGATCATTCTTGAGAGGGCGTCCGTTTTTGCTGGCGGCGCAGTGGATTACGATAAGTTTGATGTTTGGGGTAGACATGGCACCATCCTGTTGTTGTGGATGGTGCCAGTGTTGCAAAGTGTGCGGGAGGGTTGGAGGTGATGGTGTTCGTCAAATTATCTAAGCGAATCGGATAATACAGCCTGAGTAAGGTCTAAAGCCTTCTGGTGCAGGTGCTCGACAGCCTTATCGAGCCAAGCTTGATCGCTGATAATGTGGTCGTCAAACAACTCGGCTAAACCAAGTAACTCACCGCCAGCCCTCCAGTGCCAAGCCACCATTAACTTATCAACTTCGCGAACTGAAACGCTCATTTCCGCATCCGGGTTTACCGTCTGTAGTTTCTTCAACAGTGCTATAGCATCAATCATAAGAGATCCAGTTGGCTTGAGGGGGCATCATCCCGCTTGCTGGCCAGCAGCTTCTGCGCCCAGCGGTCTGTTACACCATAACGAGGACATAGGGCCATCAGCGTGAAACGGGCACTTTCCCCACCCTGGAGCATTTCCTCGTACTCGGCAATAAACTGCCGGTTGCGCCACTCCCGCAAGGCGGCATCACAGCGAGGAATATACAGCGCTTCGCTGGCAAAATGCTTCTCTATTTTGTCAGCCACATCCTTACCTAACAACTCGGTCAAGACAGCGCGGCGACGATTGCCACCTTTGCGAACGCCTTTACCCACGGGAAAGGTAACGCCGCCGACCTTGCAGATCAAGGTCTGTGTGTTGATATAACCGATCAACCGGATCAACTCCTGAACAACAGGTGGCAGCAGCGCCGCCACCTGCTCAAGGTCGGGGTTGACCTCGTGATATTTCATTGTTTGCCCCTCTTGGCCCGGCGCTTGGCATCGATGATCAAAGCTTTCATCACGGATGCCAACTGCTCCTCTGTCAGCCATTCAAGCACATGCTGTTTGTACATATGCGCCGCCAGTCCTTCCGCATAAGCCCAGGGGCGTTTGGCTTCTGCCAGAAGCGCCTCAATTTTGGACAAGATCGTCTTTTTGTTCAGAGCCACTTTGGGGCGGCGGCCATGCCTGGCTGACGAACGGGGGAAACCCTGCTTGTGCATGTACTCGCGGATGCGCTTCAACTCATCTAGTGAGCACGCTGTACAGGAGGTTTTACCGCCGGTCAGGCTGGACAGCATCTGGCGATAGGTCGCATCATCCAACCCCAGAAACGCCTGGCCTGCTTTGATTGCCCCTATTATGCCTTTCGCGTTGGGTGTCATGACTGCACCCCCAGCGGCTCCAAGCGGTGGAGAGATACGCCGCCGATTTTGCCCTCGACACGCACCACAGCCTTGCCGTTAAACAGTTGCCAGGCTTCCGAACACGTCACTACCTCTTCGCTGTCAGGAACGCCCACAACCGGGTAGTAACTAAACCGGGAACCCACAGGATAACGGCGGTTGAACTCGCTGGCGCTGATTCTACGCAGAATGTTTTTCATAATGCCCCCTGTGGGTTGTGCAGCTCATTGAACCGGGCCATGAAAAGACTATGGGCCTGGCATGGATTGAGCGGGTGAACCTCAAACAAGTTAGTAGGCTTGATCCCTTCGAGAATGGCCCACTGATCGCCATCATCGATATCAAGATCCCGCCGTTCTGTGGCCAGCATGACTAGGTCACAATGCTTAACCAGTGTGCTGTGCTCCAGGGGCAGCTCAAACTTGCAACGTATGGCGATATCAACCAGGCGCTCAATCTCACGATAATCAGGCAGCAGTGCTTTGAGCGGTGCGGGAATGTCCTGGCAATACGCCTCGCTGGCATCATGCAACAATGCCTCAAGCGCCAGCGCTTTAGGCACCAGCCTGCTGACAAGAACGGAATGCTGCGCCACGCTGTAGAAGTTATCCAGGTGACCACCAAAGCGACAAATATTGGATAGCGCCTGCCCGATATCGTCGATAACAATCATATCTGGGCTGATGCCCTCGTAGCAGAAATGGCGTCCGCTATGAGTACGGATGTAATGATATTCACCAGGCTTTTGAGTGTTCATTGATACCTCCAGAGCTTTTTATGGCGCTCGATCGCTTGTTTCATTTCAACGCGGGCGGCATTGGTGTGGATCTGGTTGCCGCGTGGGTCATAGAACTGGAAACGGGACTTACCCGGTAACTGCGGATGCTCGATCACCGTTGTTTTATTGCTAAAGTGATAAACCCGCTTCGCGCCGTTCTGCAGATGCTCGCAGCCGGTGACGGTCAGGAATGTCGCCATGCTCAATCCCTCCCTGCCAAGATTTGCTCAATAGCCACGCCAAATTCGGCAAGAACCTGGTCACGGTTGATGTATTTGGCACGTTGGCCACGGTAATACCGTTCCTCTCGGGTGGGCAAAGCCTCCAGGCGTTCGCGGAGTTCAATTAACATCTGATTGGCATCAGAGCATTTAACGTAATCACCCGTTGGGGTTTCGCGCATAAATGCCATTTCATGAGACATATGGATTGAGCAATCGGGATTAAAGCGTTTCATGATTAACTCCCCCCGCCAAATTCAACAGTCACGCGGGCTTTATCATATTCAGAACCTAATATTTCAATGGTTCCTGATTCCTTACTTGGTTTTGCATTAGTGTTGAAATAAATAACATTCTCTAGTCTAAATATTGAAATGCCACATATGAAAAGCATTCCCCAATCTAAACCGAGAGATGCCCATAAAGGCTCTCTATTTAGCGGCTCCATGGGATAGTCTTCACCCCATAACCGCCAAAGCTCCTTATGTTCTTTGGTTAACCCTTTGGGCGCTTTTCTTTTAGGTGTCGTGGTGAATTTATTGGCCGCAGTTGCAGCCGTCCATAAAGCGGGGTCGCCATACGTGGGTATACCATCAGGGAAAGCGATTCCGTAGAAATAGCTGCTGGAAGTATCGCTTTTAAATACTGGTCTAGCCCCGAATTTTTTCGCGAAAGCCGTAGCTATATCATGCATTTTCTTGCGCTTTAATTCTTCTCTGTCCCATGCCTGAATAGCAGCTTCACTTTCAATTTTGAAATAGCCCATAATCACCCCCAGATAATTGATGCGAGATAGGCAAGTGTGCTGACCCACACACCGCAGATAATGAAAGTGCCAATCCATACTGACCGGCGAGAAACATAAAATGATTTCATTTTCACCTCACTTCATGATTTAGGCGTAAGCGCGCCCCTGCGGGTTTACGCCATAGTTAACAAACTTCCCTTTTAATTCGCGGGGGATTATTTAAACTGACGCAATATCCAATGAAATAGGCTTGTATTCGTCACTATCCCCAACGCGCTCATAAACCCGGATATAAGCTTTACTGCCGACTACCTGGGTCGATTCGCTGATAGCGTCCATCGCCTTATTCCATCGTTCGTCTGCGATTTCAAGACGCCGCAGTGCTAATACACGGGCTGTATTAATATTTCCTTCTTTATCGACAGAAAACGCTTGGCTAATAATTGCGTGAATCTCTGGCCGTGCGCCCTCTGTCCAATCAGAGAGACATTCATCAATAAGGCTTTTCGCTGCCTGCAAACGTTCATCAAAAACGATATTTTCCTGCACCCCACGCTGGATTTTAAACTGCCCATCATAGCTATGCAGCGTCACATTCCCTTTCTTCCCACCGCGCTTAACGCCGTACTGCTCACCCGATAAATCAACAAATGCCTGAATATCGGCAAATGATTTCAACTTGAACTCAGCCAGCGCCGAGTTAAGGTGAATTGCTAACTCGACAAGTTCACCCACAAGAGCATCACGCTCTTTGTCGATTGGCCTGATAATATCAACAGGAGTTAATACCCCTTTAGCATCGGCCCAATATCCTTCTGGGGCTTGTTGCACTGTATATTGTTTATTCACTTGTATTTCCTCTATTCGTTTTGAGTTCAAGATAGTTACTGCAATCAACGCCAGATAACATGTGCCCCGCGCCAAATGGTCATATGTACCTGGCGATGCACACCGTTACAGGTTTCTGTTATTTCAACTGCCTTGGCCTCCCAGGCTTTAAATGGACGGTCAACAACAATGACCGGGCGGCGGAAATTGGTCTTTAACTCAATAACCTTGATTCCTGCCTGTAATAGACGGTTAATCGGCCTCATTAGCTGAGGGTTGTTAATAGGTAATGTGTTCATATTGTTCTCCAAAAAAACATTGATTACACAAAGGTATTGTTTAACGCCGCCCCCTACCTTGACTTCCCGCCTTGAGTAATGCGCCGGTATATTTCTGAATCATGCCTATGTTTACCGGCTGTTGATTCACATCACACAAGTCATAAACACCACGAACAATATTCAATAATTGACGAGCATTCCCGGAAGAATAATAAAACAGTAATTCACTAATCTTGTGGTCTACGGATTCCGGCATCATCTGCGCCGCAATCGCGTTAAAATCTTCACGGGGGAGCGGGTTGGTTATTTCCATGCGCCGCGCTATCCGGCTATAAAGCTGCGCATGTTCCCCCTCGGCACCAATCAGGTTATCGCTCAGCCTGGGCATACCGACCAGCACCACGCCGATATTGGTCATATCGTACAAGCGCCGTAACGCCTCAAGGGTCTGGTGCGGCAACAGCTCCGCCTCATCGACCAGGACAAGCCGCCGCGAACCGCGCAGCTTATCAATGCATTTCCCCATCAGCTCAACGGTGGTGCCGTTGCGGCCCGCGCCTGGGTCTACCGCTCGCAGCAGGGTATTGATAAAGGCGCGAGGGGTATAACCTGCACAGACCTCAACCAGCACCGTGCCGGGGTGGCTGTTGGCGTAGTTCTCCAGCATCGCGGATTTACCCATGCCGGAATCGGCGGTTAAAACACAAATGGCACAATACTTTTTCGCATAATCAATCAGCCTGTTGACGTCCCGGCTTGTCATGGTTTCAACAAACGGCGGCTTCTGGAAACGAGCTTCTAAGCGGTCGTTTTCAGTCGCAATAAATTCCTTAATACGGGAACTGATATCAGCCTCATCCCCTTTATATTTATTCTGTAAAAACTGGTTAACCGTGGCGCTGCTGCGGTCAATGGTTTTAGCCACATAGGTCTGGGTATAGCCGCAACGTTCCATCACAGTTTTTAGCTGTGTAATTAAGTTTTCCATTATTTCACCTCAGTTAATTGTGATGAGTGCCATTCTTTTTATTACTGTCGGCACGTTCGGTTTCATATAAATAAATCCCTTCGGCCTCTTTTTGTGCCTCTCTCAACAATTCATGAATGCTATTCTCTGGCTTATGCTCCAGCACCGGCTGCAGCTCACGCTGGGCATCCAGGATTTTCTCTTGAGCGCGAGCGATACGGCCCTTAACGCGTTCTTCGGTAAGCTTCTGAATAACCGGTTTCGCAAATGCATCAACTTTGTTGCCATCCCACAGCGCATCACAAATAAAGCTGCCATCCATACGGCGGACAATAACGCTATTGGGGTCATGAATGTCGTAACACACCCGCACTTCATTACCGTGTTCGAATTTCAATTCATTGGCAAAATACAGGTTGTTGAAAAGCCGAACCTCGCCACGGTCTACCGTTCGAATGATTTCCGGCCTGAACATTTCGTGCAATTCTTCCTGGGAAAGATAATCGATCACCATATCTTCACCTTGTTCTTTCAGCAGCTTGCTGCGGTACGCTGCCGGGCTGTAGTGCTCGCCGTTGGCCATCCGTGGGAGTTCGCTATGGGGCCTGTTATTGTAGCGCTCCACCTCGCTCTCAATGGCAGACAGCAACTGTTCCCAGGTGGGCACCTTCTCCATCATGCTGACCTGGCGCTTGGTCAGGTCTTTCCCGGTATGGAATGCCTTGACCGCTGACTGGATAATGCGATCTTGCAGGCGTACCGTTTCCCCATCGGCATCTTTACCGCAATAACTCTCAAAACCTCGGGCTATTTTGCGGGGTATGTCCTTGTTGGGGCGCTCAATCACACCACGGCCCTGCGGGTTGCCTGGTATACCCGTGTGGTGCTCAATGCCCAGACGGGGCAAAATACCGGTGATTTCAGCGTCTAATACCTTATTTTTTTCCCCGCCGCCGTTATCGGAGTAGTAGATCAACGGAATACCGTGCTGTGATATGCCATGGCGCAAGGCATCCGTCACCGCCACCACGTTCTCGGACAGCGCCAGGCTCCAGCCCACAATAAAGCGCTGGCCTGCATCCATGACAAACGTCACTTCTGGCTTGAAGGTGTTGCCGGTTTCCGGGTTAAAGGCTCGCATTTTCATCCCATGGCCATCACCGACCCACACCGCGTTAACGGGCATTTGTGACCAGTCACGCCGCACAAAGGGATTGAGCGAACGCCAGGCCGATCCCGTTCTGCGGAAGCGCTCACGGTGGATCACCGGCAGTTTCTTCAACTCACGCCGCACGGCATGAATGGACGGTAGCGCCGCCAGCATTGCGCTATTCCCGGCATAAACCCGCGCCCATTCGGCCTCGAATTTTTCGTAAGCCTCTGCTACCGTGGGCCTTTTCCAAATCCGATAATGCTGCAGGAAATCCATCATCCAGAAGATCTCTTCCGGTTTTTTGGCCTTGTGGTAGCCAGGGGCCAGCATGATCAACCGCTCCACGCTGTTCTCGGTTTCCTGGTAAATCGTGACCCACTCCTGCAGGCTGCTTTTGCCTACGCCCTTGCGGCTGGAACCCTTGCGGGCATTGGCGATCAAGGCTGCATCCATGATGTGATCGGGCAATGTGCCATCGCGGGAGCCATCAACAATAAACTGCACTGCGGCAAGGCGAGACATACCTGCATCACGCAAGCGCAGAACCTCAAGGGCCAACAGGGCGCGGGCATCAGCCACGCTTTTCTGCTTGGCATTCAGGGCACTGACTTCACGCGTTACCAGCGCAGGGCACTGGCGCATGATTTCCAGCTCGTTGCTGGGCTTGATCGCCTTGCTGCGTTTAACGGGGACGTCAACCGATTTACAGCCGGACTGCTCCAGAACGGAGGTGTAATGGCGCTGGCGAACGACCTCGCGAGCCTCGGCGGGCAGGCAATCGATATGATATTCGATAGCTTTTGAGCCTTGGCGGCGACGCATTAGCTCCGGTGAATTAGCTGCCAGCTTGTTCATGGCATAACGAATACCCTGCGGCGTACCTGGTAGCCCAGGCAGCCCCGCCAACTCATTCACGGTTATAAACATAATTACGACGCCTTACGCAAATAACGGCTTGGCCAGATGCAGGCCGGGTCTAGATTGAGAGCGTCAGCAATAATGCGCTCGCCTTTTGGGTAGGAACGGTGCAGGGCATTCTTGAGCGTATCAGGACTCAAGCCTGCTCTTTCGGACAACTCACGTAAGGTGAGGTGGCGCTTGTGCAGCGCAGCCACGATGTCGATTCTGTGCCAATCGGCACTAATTACTTCTTTTCCATTCATCATTCGATTACCCTAAAAAGTTAACCGGACAGATAACCCGTGGGCTTATCCGTTGGAATAAGTATTGATCTACTAAAAGAAAATCTCAAGCTTTCTTTTGTCTATTTGTAGAAAACAATGCTCACATAAAGATAAGTCGTTTTTATTCATATAGTTAAGCGGAAAAGAAAATGAATAATGCAAAAGAAAGTGATTTTGCTTTTCCTGATGATGGAAAAGAAAGTATCCAGGATAGGTTTAAAGCCCTTTTTAAGGGGCGTAATCTTAGGCGTGTAGCTCAAGACTGGGGATTACCATACTCAACCCTTAACAATTATTTCTCCAAAGGAGCAACGCCTGGTCTTGATGTAGTAATAAAGGTGTCAGAGATAGAACACGTGTCTATTGAATGGCTTGTTCTAGGAAGCGGCGCTGTTAGTCCCCAAAGAGCATTCGAAGCTCAGAAGCGAGTAGAACTCCCAGCAGAAAGTGAGCCTCTAAAATCAGCATGGATGACAGTATTTGAGTATTTGGACAAAGAAGAGGTAAAAGCCCTTTTACGCATCATACATAAGTCAGGAGCCAAGGGGATTATCAACTCAATGCAGCACGAGATGGAACTTGAAGAGATGCTCATGCAATTGCCTACAGAAGAGAAAGAACGCTTGATGGCGCTGCATGAAGCTAAAAAGGGGGCATTTGAAGATAATCAAGACAATGAGTTGAGCCGCCCAACGCATAAGGCCGGGTGAGACGAAGTGAACGCCTCATCCATGCGCAAATAGAGAGCTAAATGGGGGTGTTTTTAAAAGCCTTACAAATACCGTTTAAAGGCCATTAAACTCCTACTAAAAATGTCCAAAAAAAAACGCAAAAAACGTTAATTTTTTGCATTTTTGAAAATCAGTCCAGAATCAATGTATCTCGCGTAACCACCCGCCACAAAAGAATTTTTCGCGAATTTTTCGTTCCCTCCAACTGTCCAGAATTGATCACCACCCCACAATACCGCCATCCGATATGTTGTTACACGTTCGGGATATTACGTCCGTAGTAGATTTCGCGCATCTCTTTCCAGAGCAGGTCGGTAATAACCTTACGCTCTTCTTCGCTCAAATCTTCCGCTTTCGTGTGGAACATATAGTGCTTAAGGTCGAATTCCTTAAGTAACATCTTGGTGTGGAAGATATTTTCCTGATAGACGTTCACGTCCACCATGTCATACAGGGATTTCATATCCTCAGACATGAAATTCTGAATGGAGTTGATTTCATGGTCAATGAAGTGCTTCATGCCGTTTACATCGCGAGTAAAACCGCGAACGCGGTAATCGATGGTGACGATATCGGATTCAAGCTGGTGAATTAGATAGTTCAGGGCCTTCAGTGGTGAAATGACCCCGCAGGTTGAGACTTCAATATCGGCGCGGAAAGTGCACAACCCGCCTTCAGGATGGCTTTCCGGGTAGGTGTGAACGCAGATATGGCTTTTATCGAGATGCGCTACCACGGTTTCCGGTAGTGGGCCCGGATGCTCTGTCTGATCGATAAGTTGCGGATCGACAGGCTCTTCGCTGACCAGTATCGTCACGCTGGCGCCCTGCGGTTCATAATCCTGGCGTGCGATATTCAGAATATTGGCGCCGATAATTGAACAAGTCTCTGATAAAATTTCGGTCAGGCGGTTGGCGTTATAGAGTTCGTCAATATAGGCGATGTAGCCATCACGCTCCTCTGCCGTTTTCGCGTAGCAAATATCATAAATGCAAAAACTCAGACTTTTGG